CATCGCGGCTTTCTTGCCGCCTTGTAAACCGATGTCAAAGTCTCAGCAGTGCTGAATCGGCAACCGCAAACCCTGCACATATAGCGACGGTATGTGTAAGGCTCATCTTTTTTTTGTTTATGCCGGCTTTCCAGGCAGTCAGTTTTTCCGTTGCATTCAGGGCATAGGCTACTCATCCCGCCTCTCCTTCGATCGCGCCGATTGCTGCTTTGGCTAGCATCTTGTCCCGGTTCTTGACGGCGCGCTGAAGCTTGGCGATCTGCTCACCAAACGCCTTCATGCTGCCATTCTTTGCACGATTATCAGCCTTCACCCGCTCAAGCTCGGCGCGCAGTTCGTCGCGCTCGGCCCTTACCGAGTCAAGAAGCCTGCTGGTTGATTTAGCGAACTCGTCGACACCCCAGCTCACCTTTTCTAGCAGCTGAGCGGCGCTGAGCTTTTCGGCGTTATATCCGCCAGCAGATAGGGAGCAGGCTAGGGCCCGCAAGCCGCCCTCAAAGACTTCATTCTGCTCCCGCGCCTCTGCCAGTTCGGATTCGGCGATGGCTGCGCGTCCGTGCCATGTCGTGAATACGACGTAAAGGTTAGGGTCGATTCGGTTGTCGTTCGCCCATTGCTCAAGCTTTGCCTGCTCATCGCGCGGCGCTGGTGTCGTGGTCATTTCCCCATCCTGCAAATCAGTCGTCATGGCTAAATATCCTCGTCTGCTGCGCGGTTGCGCTTGATCCAATAGAGTCGGTTGCGGCGCTGTAATCTCCGCTCCAGAAAGCACCAAAGCGGGAAGACAACCGGGCTCAGCACTAGCATTAACAGGGCCGCTATCAGCAAACAAATCAATCTAGCCAGGGTGACAATATCCTCACCCATAGATCTAAACGTGTAAGCCCAGTCTTTAACCGTCAAGACGCGCCACCATCCGAGAAAAACGCCGCCTGCCACCTTCCGATAGTCAGGCTTAAACTCCCGTTTCGTATCCCATTGTCTGCTCACAATCAACCCTCCTTCGGGCTGGGTGGAAGGGGCTGCCAGTGAGTAACTTCATCACCCACGCCGATTACCGAATGCCAAGCCGTGTCGTATTCGTCGTCTGCCATTTCATGGCGCCACCCGGTGACCAATAACAACCCTTCGTCGTCACCGTGCTCCTCGCTGTAAAGCTCCATTTCGTTCAGGTAGCAGGCCGAGAACACATATGTCTTCCCGTTAGCGCGCTTCACGGCAATGTTGAATTCTTGCTCGCCACCTTTTTTAACTTCCGGTAGACGGTCACTGCAAGCAATCCACTTCCGCCCCAACCCTGCGACGATTTCCTGATGCTGGGCAACCGGCATCAGCGCTACGCCGCAAAGCTTTGAGGCGGCCCATAGGTTGTCCGTGGTTAGTTGTCCACCCTCGGGCGCAGGGGATTGGAGCGCGGCGCGTAGCTCATCAATTACGCCAGCCGAAGACATTACGGGTAGAGCGGCCCATTGCACCACTCGCTCCAGCAACTCCAGGTCAATCAGCACTTGGTTATTCATCGGTGGAGGCCTCTTTGGTTAAGAAGTACATACGCGTTCCGAGAAGGCTAACCCAGACACCTTGAAGGTCTGTGATTACGCGTCCGCCGCTTACGCCCCACGCCAACCTTCCCCACTTCCATTTTTTCCAATTCATGGCTTCACCTCAGGCTCAGCCTTGGCCGGTGCCTTGTTCGTGTTGATGTAGTCGTGCGCCGCCCTCAGTAACGGGCGACAGCAAACATGGTCGAGGCGACAATCTGAACACAGCGTTATCGACTTGATTGCATCGCTCAGCACCTTCGGCACCACCTCCCCGCTATCCCGCTCGGCAAGGGCGGCGTCAATGCGAGATAGCAAGTCATCGCCGAAGTACCAGCGGCGGCAATCTTTCAGCAGCCCGCGCAAATTGTCGTTTGTGGTCATTGGGAACCCCCAATTCTTTGTTCGGCGATAGCGAAATAGGCCGGGTCTTTTTCGATCCCGATAAACGAGCGCCTAAGGTTTTGGCAGGCGACGCCAGTGGTTCCGCTACCCATGCAGTTATCAAGCACGGTCATACCTTCGTTGGTGTAGGTGCGAATCAGGTATTCCATTAGAGCGACTGGCTTTTGGGTTGGGTGCAGCGTGCCGCGCTCCACCACGCCGAATTCCACCACCTGCTTTGGGTAGCGACGTCCATCGCTCGCATTACGCGCGTTACCGAAAGCACCATAGTTTTGGGTGCGGCTAGTACCGACACGCTGGGTTCCTCGCGACTCGGCGGTGTAAGGCTTCCCCTGCGAAAACTGAGGGTTGTAGGTCGGCTGCTTTGCGTAGAACACGAGGATGTCTTCCTTGTCCCGCATGGGCTGCTTTTTTGCGTTCAAGTGCCCGGTCCCCTTCGGCTTGCGCCAAGTCCAGTCGTACCTGAACCAATCTAGGTTGCTCATAACCAGCGCGCTGGTGAATGGCTGGCTAGCGCTCAGCACGATAGCGCCACGGCTAATGCGCTTGTATTGCGCCCAAAGGGAATGCAGGTCCAAAACGCTGTCCCACTTGTTCTGCGTGGTCCCATACGGCAAATCGCACAGAACCATATCGACCGACGCATCTGGGATTTCTTTCATCAGCTCCAGGCAGTCGCCAAATATCAGTTGCATGCTCATACGGAACCCCCATCAGCCTGGCGGGTGGCGAGCAGGGCGCGCAGATCAACAAAGCTAGCCGTATAGCTACCGCTTGATGGCTCGCCAAACTCTGCGTACCAAAGTTCGCTATCAGCGCAGGAATTCTCAAGAACAGCACGCGGCACCTGCACAACGTCAGCGGCCACGGGTTGGGCCTTCTGCTCTGTCGGGGCTGGTACGGCGGCCCGTTGAAGCGCTTCTTTCAGGCGGCCATGCAAAATAGACCCGGTGTGCACCGAGTTAGCTTTATTGCCGTCGAGGTAGCTAGATAGTTCTTGTGCAACTCTCAACACTGGCTCGGCTGCATCGGCTCGCGCTGTTTGGGTGGCGAGGTCGTCTAAGAGGCCATGAATCACAACAATCTGGCGTTGTTCGAAATCGCCGCAGTGGCCCAACTGCTCGTCTAGTTTGGCATTCTCAGCCCGCAACCGCCCCACCTCACCGCCTTGAGCAACGTCAGCGGCATCTGGCCCGCACTTGGGGCAACCGCCAGCCTTTACGAACTCAGACTCCCGCCATACGCCGCCGCAATCGTGTGCGCGGAATTGAGCAACGTCAGCGGCAAGCGGGTTGAGGGCGGCGCGGGCTTGCCATACCCGCCATGCAATTTCTCGGTGCGTGATAGGCCGGTTGCACACCTTCTCGTATTCGGCGTTGAACAGTTCGCGCTCATCAACCGCCCCCGCCTTGTCGCTTACCAGTGGCGCGCCAAACTCAGCCACGGCTTGCATCGCGTAATCCATACGGCCTTCCAGCTCTGCACGCGTCCACTCATCACCGCCGCAAGTGCAGGGAAAACTGCAACCGCAACCAGGCACACGGGAAAGCTTTTCCAGCGCCTTGTACGCGCGATCAGAACGGCCACGCAGCGCCGCAAGCTCGGCCTGTAGCTGGTCGCACGATTGCCGCGCAATTTCACCAGAGTTAAACGCGCTTTCGTAGTCGTAGCGGAGTTTGGCGATTATCCCTGCCAACTCGCTGGTAATGCGTTTGAACTCAGCCAGTTCCGCGTCGCGGTTGGCGATCACTTCTACCGAATAAAGCTCCGAATGATCCGCCAGCGCGCGGCCAGCGCTGTTTAGCTCCGCCTTACCGTCGTAAACGCGGCCTACAACCTGATCGCGCTCGGCAACCGGCAGCGCATCGTTTTTGTTGGTCATGCCAGCACCCATCCAGTAAGAGCCAAAATTCCCAGCAGCAGCGCGCTAATCGCCAGGGTTGCGGCTGTACTTTGCAGCCAGGTGAAATGATCGGGTTTCATTGGTCTTCGCTCCTGCCAACTTCCATGGCGGTATAGGTGATTTTGAACTTCAGGCAACTGCCATCGTTGAAGTGCATGGTCTTGGTGAAGCCGAGTTTGCCCTGATAGATCGCGATCAGTTGAGCGGCGGCATATGGGTCGGGCTGATCAAGGCAGAGCTGGGCGACTGTTTTGGGTTCGGTGTTCATGGCGGCTCCTGTCAGGGGTTGCGCGGCGAACCGGGCGGGGTTGGTTAGATCGTGCGCTCGCAAATATCTACTTCGTAAGCGTCAAGCTCGTTATCGGAAATGAACTTGGCGCGCAGCTTTTCCGCGTTCGGCTTGTAAAGAAAACGGCCGATCCGGTGCATCACACACATAACGTCAAACACTTTCATCTCGGCGCTTCCTGTTGTTCGTTTCGTTGAGTGAACTTTAGGCTCGCATAATCATTATGTCAACACCCAAAAGCCCAATTCTTACGGACAGCCGAAGCTATCTCATCGCGCCCACCGCTTGCCGATCCGCCAGGCCAATCAACCTGGAACCCTCCAGGCGTTCGCGTCAAAGTGAAATTGGCAAGCCGCCATTCATGCTCCCCTGTTCGCTTCCAAGGCAGCTTGTCCGGTATCGGCGGCACTACCCTGGAGATGGTTACCAGATGCGCGCCAGTCTGGAAGGGCAAAGCGATCTGCCGGATGTCTTCGGCGGGATCGCCAGCACTCTCCAGGCACACGCAGCGGAAGGTTTTGCCGTCGGACAGGGTTAGGTCATAGCTTTGCATCGCTTACACCTCTTGGCTTGTAATCACGCCCAGGCATTCCATAAAGAAACAATGCCTCGCGCAGTATTTTCTCATCAGCCCCGACCTTGCTGTCGCCGTCTTCCTCGTCATGAGCACCCCAATAAGCCCGACGCAAGACGCGCGCCAAAGCATCCTCTACTAGCGACTCGACACTCTGGCCGCGCATAATCAGTTATCCCCAAGCGAAATGGTGAAGGTCTTCAGCGCCGGGTTGATCAGAACCTGCCAGTGCTTTTTATCCTTTCCGGTTTCCTTGATGTGGCAAAAATTCATTTCCTCGCAGCGGGTCAGCAGGTTGAGCAGGAAGTCGATTTTCTTGCCCTCAATAGCGCCGTACCATGATTCTTTTGTGACAGATAGACGCAGTTTGTCCAGGTTGAAATTCTTCGTACCCTTGAGCGCATAGCCCTTCATTACGCCAATGATGAACACCACCAGCTTTGATGCCGACATGTCGGACTCCGACTCGATCAGCACCTTGTAACTGTCCAGCAGATCCATACAGATACGCATGGCCTTCAGTAGGTGCGGCTCCTGTATTTCGAACGATGGCGACTTTGTGATCTTGGGATTCCACTGCTCAGCGATATGGAAATTTGCCGCCATCTTTATGACGTGCTGCTGAATCTTTGAGGCGAAGCCTTTGATCTGCGTGTCACCGTATTTGGCTCCAGGCCTGCACTGTGGCTCGACCAAATTCTTCAGATCAACAATCATGTCGCGGCACTGCTCGGAGAATGTCAGCCTGCGATTGCACTCGCCTTGCACCATGTTTTCACACAGCGCCGCGTATTCAGCGGAAAGCTCGCGATCAAAAAAACCATCCTCTCTTGTATAGGTCCGATAACCGATCATGTTCGGTTCTTTGAGGATCAAGCATCGCTCGCTTACCCCGCGACCAGCAGCGCCAGCCCTAATAATCGTGTCAACCCCGGAATTCTGCGCAACCACCGCAAAGGCGCCGCGCACGGGAATGGTGATGCCCGCCCGGCTGATGCGCGCCGTACCCATCAGGTCGCCACCGAAGGCCGCAATAAACACGCCGTTGTCGGGGCTTGTCTTGCCGTCGGTGTACGACAACCCCAGATAGGTATCAATCGCCTCCTGCTCATCAGAGCAGACGCTAAACACTCCACCCTGCTTGACCGCCTGCTCTTCGGCTGACTGCGGCGTGGCGTTCTTCTTGGCCGCATAAACGATAGGGCTGCGCATTTTCTCATCGTTTAGCGACTGCATGGCCTGCGCATACGTCTTCAGCATCTGCTGATCAGTTTTGGCTTTGTCAGCCAGCTTGTGCAGCGCATCAATTTCGCCATCTATGTTCTTGTGCAGCATAAACAGCAGATGATTGCGACGATCAAGCGCCTCATGAATGGGATCAATGAAATAACCGTGAGCCGAAGATTTCCCGGAGCCCGATGGTTGAGCGCACAAAGTATAAAGCCCAGTAGGGATAAACTTGTGGTTGTACTCAACTTGAAAGTTAACAACTGATCCTGATGAGAAGCAGCCAAGCCCATGCAGGTAAGCAGTGTTCTCCGGGAACTGGATAACCCTTGATGCTTCCCGCGCCATCCTAGCCATTATCGATGGGTTACCATCCAAATAATCAAGATCAAGTATCTTTGATATTGAGTAACGATTCTCTAGCCCGCTACTTGGAAGATTTGGCTCGCGCCAAGGAAAACGATCAACTTCTTCGGCAATGCTAAGTTCTATGATCTCGGCGATCATTTCATTAGCGGCAGCGTCTTCGGTGCTTACAGCCACCTCTTCTTTAAACCGTGAATCCAGATACTCATTGATCGCGCCAAGATCAACCGTTTCTTTTTCTAGGTCTTCAATTGCGTCCCGGTAAACTGGATGGCTCATTTTGTTTTACCCAATCTAGACATGGCCAAATGCAAGCGCACGTAATCGTTATTAGACATAGGCTGATCAGCAATAAGGCAGCCGATGCCGCACCTCAAAACCATCAGCTCAAAAGCTAGGTCTATGCGTTGTTTTTTGGGCTGGTCTTCTTTTGGTGCCAGCAGCGTATCAGGGATCATGAAACGCGCTTTATAAGCAGGCTTCCGTCAGCAAGCTTTCGAGTCGCGTACTCGCCCTCAGCTCGATTGGCGGCGCTACGTGCCGAGGCATGATCGTCTGGAGATTCGACTACCGCGATACCGCCGACCACCATTTCTTCAAACGCCCATTTCTTTGGCCGGCCACGGCGCACAGCTTTAGCAAATTTCTCGCCGCTCTCTGCATGGCGAAAGGATGTCTCGTTACTCATAGCGGTTCCTCCGTTAAGGTTTGCGAAATCCTATTCGTAAGCGTGTACGAAAGTCAACACGGAAAAATAAAGGTTTCCGTAAATCTATCCGTATTCGTATACGAAACCGTAAATTAAAACGTATATTCAAATAAATAATGTGCTGATGTGGCCCAAAACCGCCAAAAGCGTAGAAATTTGCACACTGAGCTATCCTTAGTGGCACTAGGGCTCTAGAAGAAAAATAAGTATAAAGAGAAGAATGTGTACCCCCCCCCTACATATTTATATTTATATTTCTATTTTGCACTATATTGGTGCATACCCATTGGATTTGTCCTTTGGGTGGGTGGGAATGGTCGGGGGGTCGTGGCACCCCCTCTCCACATTCCACGCTTTTGGTCTTTTTTTACCCTGAACACCTAGTGCCACTAAGGCTGCGTCAGTGTGCAAAAACTCCACACTTTTTCCACACTATTCAAAAGTCGCACATTTCACCACTCTCGGGATTTCTCTCGGATTCCATGAGCGTCTGCCGGCTTTGGGGTATCTGGTCGGCGTGATATATTCACTATCAACGATCAAATGACAGGGCAGGCCAACCATGACACCGGAGCAGAAAGACCTATTCGACTTGCTGACTCAGCTTCAGCAGCGGACATCAACTGGCGTACTTGCCGGAATGACACAGAGATCTGCCTATTACGCTGCTGGCGGTACTGCTGAAAACGACAATGCTGCCGACGCAATTGCATCTCGAATGCTAAGCGATGCTAGGGTAAAAGCGTTCATGGATTCCATGAAAGTGCAAGCGGTAGATAACGCAATCATGAGCCGCGAGGAAGCCAGGCAAATACTTAGCCAGCTTGGCCGTGGAAACTTAACCGATATTGTCAAGTTTAAAACCGTCAATATCGGTAAGAACATGGATACAGGGGAAGACGTACATCAAACTGTTTGGACTATCGATGAGGAACTTCAAAACTCCGACCCTGAAAAGCTGAAGATCATTTCTGAGTTGGAAGTTGGCAAGTTCGGTCCGAAGATTAAACAGCACGGCAAAGCGGCGGCTATTGCATTGCTCGCTAAGATGGAAGGCTGGGAGGCTGCTCAGAAGTTTGAGCACACCGGTAAAGATGGCGGCCCTATTCTTACGAAAGACGTAACAGAGTTAACCGATGATCAGCTTGCAGCAATTGTTGCCGGTGGGGTTTCTGAATAGTGTCGCTGAATCAAATACAACTTGCTGCGCAGGAGCTGCTGAAGCGCAGGAAGGCGCGCCGTAGCCTTCTAGACTTCATCCTGTACATAAACCCTGAATACATCGTCAGCGAGTTTGCTATCGAGCTGTGCGCAGCCCTGGATCAGTTCTTTCTGGATCAGCAAGCGGGATTGAGACCCGTGCTTGTCGTCCAGGCGCCACCCCAGCACGGCAAGTCGGATATCGTCAGCCGGTATGCGCCAGCGTTCCTGTTTGGCCTAAACCAGGATCTCTCGATTGGCGGCCTGTCCTACTCCAAGGATCTGGCCACCGACATGAACCGCGATGTGCAGCGGATCATGCTCAGCCCTGAGTATCACCGGCTTTTCCCTGAGGCGTCACTGAGCGCTAAACGTGCCGTGACTGTTGACGTGGAAGCCAAACGCAACAGCGACGTGTTTGAGATCGTTGGTCGCAAGGGTCGGTACGTTGGACAAGGCGTCGGCGGCCCGCTCACTGGTAAGCGCCTTGACATCGGCCTGATTGACGACCCGATTAAAAACGCACAGGAAGCACTCAGCGAGACGGTCAAGGATGGGATATGGAATTGGTACATCACCACGTTCCTGACGCGCCTGAGCAAGAACAGCGGCCAAATTATCATGGCCACCAGCTGGGCGACGGACGACCTCTCCGGCCGCATCCTCAAGATCAACTCAAAGGCCAAGCACCTGAAGTTTGTCGCGGTCAACATGCCTGGCGAGAAAGGCTACGACCCATCCAGGCGCGAAGGGGCGCTTGTGCCCGACCTGCATCCGCTTGATAAGCTGCTGGAGCAGAAGGCAATCATGTCCGACTACTTCTGGTCGGCCATGTATCAGCAGTCGCCCATTGCCCTCGGCGGCAACATGTTCAAGACTGAGGGCTTCCGCTACTGGAAAGGCATTCCGCCAAAACTCAAATGGCGGGCCGTGTTTGCCGACACCGCGCAGAAGACCAAAGAGCATAACGACTATTCGGTTTTCCAGTGCTGGGGCGAGACGTGGGAAGGCCAGGCTGTATTGCTCGACCAAGTGCGCGGCAAGTGGGAAGCGCCAGAGCTGCTGACCCAGGCCAAGGCGTTCTGGGCAAAACACAAGGCGGACGCCAATGGCACGCTTCGGGCCTTCTACGTCGAAGACAAGGCCAGCGGCACCGGCCTGATTCAATCCATGACCGGCATCCCCGTGATCGGCATCCCTCGATCCGTTGACAAAATCACGCGAGCCATGGACGCGATACCGCTGATACAATCCGGTAATGTGCTGTTGCCCGAGGATGCGCCGTGGCTATCCGACTACCTGTCAGAATTCGCCGCCTTCCCCAAAGGCGCCCACGATGACCAGATCGACCCAACCATGGACGCCATCGGCTCCATTCTGAGCCCTGTTAAGCGAGACTGGAGAAACATGCTATGAGCCGCGTTCGAAGCTTCAGAGACGGCATTGTCAACATCGTTAACCAACTGGCCAACCGCCGCAGTGCCGCCGCAAGCAATATCATTGTTTCCAGCCGTATCGAAGACAGTCAGTTGCGAGCTATCTTCAAGACTGGCCTGGGCGCCAAGATCATCACGATCAAGACCGGCTACGCGCTGAATGAAACCCTTCAGTTCAAAAATGCAAAGGATGAATTGCTTTACAAGGCCAAGTTGCAGCGCTCGGTCAAGAAAGCATCCAAGCTGATGATGGGCTTTGGTCGGGCAATCATCCTGCTGAATGAGCGAGGCGCCGACCTTTCGAAACCTCAAGTAGGCGAGTTGGACATGGCCAAGGTGAGGCTTGAGGTGTTCGGCGGCGACATGGTCAGCGTCACCGACATCAGCATCGACCTGAATGACGACCGCTACCAGAAGCCAAAAACTTACTCGGTTAGAGGTAAAGCTTTCCACTGGACGCGGGTTGTCGATTTCACTTACTACATGCCCACCGAGTTGGATTTGCCCACTTACCGTTACGGCGGTATCAGCGAATTCGAAATGATCCATACCCAACTGATCAACGACGGAATTGTCGAGCGGGCTAGCGGCACCATTCTGGAAAAGAACTCTACGCTGGTGCACAAGGTTGCCGGATTTGCTGACGCGGTCCGCTGTGGCGATGATGAATACCTGATCAACTACTACGGGAAGGTGGCCGATCTACGCAGTATCTACGGCGATGCTGTTATCGACGCTTCCGACGACATAATCTCCGTGGCACAGACACTGACGAACCTTGACTCTGTAGACAACATCACAATCCGCCGCCTGGCAATGGTAACGTCGATCCCCGTCCCGATGATGGTCGGCGAATCTGTCCAGGGTCTTAACAGCACCGGCAATCAGGAACGCCAGTCCTTTCAGGACATGGTTGAGGGCGTGCAGTTCGATTACCTCGAAGACCCAATTCGTCAGCTCTGCGCGCACTTCGGCATTGAAGAAGTTTGCTTCAAGGAAAACCAGGGCGGCACCGCGCTGGAGCGCCTGGAGTTTGAAACCAAAGTTATCGACAATGCCGTGAAACTGGATGCGCTGGGCGAGGATTATCGCGGCTACTTGGTTCAGCATGACGTGATCAAAAATGATCCGTGGAAAGAGCTGTTTAAGCCGGATGAGCAAGAAGAAGAGCCAGTCGTATGAAGCGCCAAATCACTGCCGCAAAGCCTACCCCGATCAAGGCGCCTAAGTCGCCGCGCGGCATTGAGAACGAATTGGCCGACATGATTGAATTCATGGTCAGCCAGATGGCGCAGCGGTTTAAAAACCAAGTGCTTGGCCAGCTCCAGGCGCGAACGGTTGAGAAGTTCGCTGACGCACAGACTGGCAACTACGCATCAGTCTTGCTGAAGCTCAGCAAGGCCGCACAGAAGAAGCTACTGAAGCAATTCAGCAATGGGCGTATTGATACCACTACCAAGGAAATGCTGGCCAAGCTGGACAAGAAGTCGAAGCAAGAATTCTATGCTCGCGTGGCGAAGTCTACCGGGATCAACATCACCGAACTGATCGCCAAAGAGGGCATGAAAGCGACCACCAATGCGTTGGTCGCTGAGACAGCGCAATGGATAAAAACCCTCCGCGACGACACCTTTCAGAAGTTCACGAACAACACCCTGTTTGCCATGAGTCAGGGCGAGTCGCTTGACACCATCGTTGGCCAGTTTGACGGGATAGTCAGCGAACGGAAAAACCACGCCAAGTTTCTGGCCCGTAATCAGGTTCAGAACTACAACTCGATCACGACCAAAATCCGCGCGCAAAACCTGGGCATCACAAAGGCGATCTGGGAGACTGCCGGTGATGAGCGGGTAAGGCCTTCGCACAATGATCGCGAAGGGAAAGAGTTTGATCTTGCTGAGGGCCTTTATTCGTCGCTTGACGGTCTATATCTTCTGCCAGGGACCGACTACAACTGCCGCTGCACCTACACAATGATCATTCCAGAGACTGCCGAGGATGAACAAGAATGACCGCTAGCTACCAGCTCCAGGCCGTCAATGGTCCGCAAGTAATCAATATGGCCGACGGAAACATCAGCGTTTACCGGGCATCGCTGGCGTTTGGCGTAACTCCTTCGGCTGGGACCGTGATCATTGAAAAGCAGTCAATCGGATCATCAGCCTGGGAAGTGCTGTCGCCTTCCGCGTCTGTTACTGGAGGTCGGCTTGACCTGTCCTTTGACGGCGCCATAAGGGCTTTGCGCGTCACATTCACCGGCCTGGTTGGCGGAAGCAGCCCGATTCTCTGGCTGACCGGCCAGCCTTCAGCAGTCCCGCCGATGAACATCCTGACCGACAAAGGCACCGGCCCCAACTCACGCTTGCGCGTTGATGTTGGGCAGACGGGATTCTTTGCTGGTCGCATGTTCAGGAACTACATAGAGGCGCTGATTCCACTGCTGGACCCGCTGTTCAATTCCGATTTACCTCGCCCGTAGATTTCATCCTATGGCAGCAGTCCCTAGAGCTAACTCAGGGCGCCCTGGAAATGCGCGTGTATACCGGCGCAACCGAAAGCGGCACATGGACCGATAAGACCCCGATTGGCGTAAACCGAATGTCCGAGCGTCCGCAGCCTTACTACGCCGCGCAATGCCGGCTCGCCACTGGCGGTAACTTCACTGGCGGCACCGAGGTTGACTTGCTGAAGCTGCGCGCGTCGGCCGCGAACAACACGGCCAGCAATGTAGGCTCGGATTTCAGCGAGAGAGGATTGCCTGCTGGTGTTTACCACGGCCGCCTCACGACCCTGACTGGCGGCCTGCCCGTGAACGATGCCGCGCAAATGACCTATTCGCTGACATGGGAAGAGCGCCAGCAATAGCGATTTGCTTTCCCGAAAACTCAGGTTTACAATTCGGCAAGAATTATGCCAAGGCTAGATAATGGATAAGCTCAAGTTCAGCGATGCGGCGACATACGACGGCAGTCTTCGGACGGCTGTTTCTGTTCGCGACGGCGTGCTTGAGTATCTCGGTAGCGAAATCGGCATGGAGCCAGCCGACAAGATCTTTTACGTTTACCGCTCGCCAGCCACCATCGCGAGCGCGGCAAATTTGATGGCTGGGATTCCGGTTATCGACGAGCACGTTGAGCCAGGCAGCGAGTCGAAAGACATCACGAGCAAGGTCGAATCGTCCGAGCTGATTGACGCCTTTGATGACGCCACCAGCTCAACGCTTGCCATTCAGAACAAGCTCTCGATTGATCCGCTGATTGCAGAAGCTATCGAAAGCGGCAAGCGCGAGCTTTCCATGGGTTACGAAGGGCGCCTTGTCCCTCATTCGAAGTACGACTTCGAGCAACGCGACCTGATGCCGACCCACCTTGCAATTGTTGACTCTGGCCGCTGTGGTCCTGGCTGCCGCTTCATTGATCGAAAACCAACCCCGGAGGCTGACAAGCCCATGAAAAAACTGCACAAGGCGTTTTGTGACGCCGATGGCTCGATGAGCCTTTCGCAGATTGTTGAGCTTGCGGCAGGTTTGCCGGAAGCGATCAAAAACGTACCAGCGGATAAGCTGACAGAGCTGTTGCCAGCTCTTCAGGAAATTGTCGCGGTAGCCAAGGAAGCTGGCGCTGCTCCAGTTGTCGAAGAAACGGTTGTCGAAGACATGCCGGAAATGACCGACGAAGAAGCTGATAAGCTGATGGATGAAAGCGCCGATGCTGCTGGCGGTGATCCGGTCAAGGTGACCGACTCGGCTCGCAAGCTTCTGCGCAAAAAGTTCGCAGACAAGCTCGCTGTGGCTATTGGCAGCGCCGTGAAGGTGCACGCGACCGTCATTGACAAGGCTCGCGGCATCCTGCCGGAAACCTACGCCTTCGCCGACAAATCGACTGCCCAGGTAATGCGTGACGCCCTGGCCGTTGAGCACGGCTCGCAAAAGTTCGCTGACGCGGAACTCTCGGTAGCCTTCAAGCTGCTGAAGAAATCCAGCGGCGAATACCAGAACTTCGGCGACCGTTCGGCCGATGAAACCAGCCTCTCGGCACGCCTCAAAAAAGAACAGGAAGGTAAATAATCATGGCCTTTGACAACACAGTCGTCGTCACCCCACCAGACCTGATGCCTGGCGAGTTTATCGCCGCATCGCCCTACAACTGCTCTGCGTTCGACGTCTGGGAAGAAGGCCTTGTACCTGGCCGTTTCGCCAAGTACGACACCGGCTCCCTGGATCTGCTGGATGCATCGGCTACCCCGATCATTGCCGGTGTAGTTCGCCGCAAGATCGCCAGCGCCCTAGAAAACGCCAACTACACCAAGCTCGGGATCGCTCCTGACCAAGTTGCCGAATGCGTCAACTTCGGTTTCGTGACTGTGCAGATCCCGACCGGCGTGACCCCTGCCAAGTACGGCCAGGTTTACGCGGTCAACGTTGCTGGCGCCGACATCGGCAAGGCAACCACCGTATCGACCAACAACGCAATCGTGCCTGGCGCGGTATTCTGGGAGCCTAAGCGCCCTGGTTGCTGGCTGGTCCTGCTTCCTAAATACCTGACCGGGGTTTAAGCCATGAGCAAAGTCATTACCAAAGATCCATTCAAGCTGTTCAACATCAAGTCGTTCGAAGACAAGGCGGCCTTCGCCAAACAGAACTTCACGGATGCTGGCGGCATTATCCTGGCTCGCAACCTGGAACACCTCAGCACCGAGATTTTCACTCAGGAATACCCCGAGCTGACTTTCTTGATGCAAGGCATCACCATCAACAACGAAGGCGGCTATGCCGACTCGATCAAAAAGATCAAGCTAGCCATCGCTGGTGGCTTCCGTGAAGCTGGCACCAATACCAACACCACCGGCAAGATCACGCTGGAAGGTGAAGACGACAGCATCCCGGTATTCACCAAAGATGCCGAGTCCGACTGGTCTGAAATCGAGTTGAAGAAAGCCGAACTGCAAAACATCAACCTGCCCAGCCGGTTCATGGAAGCGCACAACGAGCTGTACAACCGCGAAATCGACTCCATCGGCTATGTCGGCCAGGTGCGCTCTAACGGCACCTACAAGACTCGCGGCCTGCTGAACTACACCGGCTGGGATACCGACACCTCGGCAGTTACCGCTCTGGCTGCTACAGGCCTTGAGCTGTATCAGGAAATCGCTGACCTGATTACTCGCCAATGGAAAAACGTCTACAACGTGCCAGCCTACAAGGCGAACCGCGTTGTCTTGCCGTGGTCGGTTTACAACATCGCCACCACCAAGATCATGAACACTGCTGCCGGTCCGGCTAGCGTCATGAACGCCCTGGAAGCGAACTTCCCAACCGTCACCTTCGGCATGACCAACCGCGCCGAAGCCGGCCAGGCTGCTGTCAACTCGGTTTCGGTTGCGTTCTCCGATAACCGTCGCGCTATGCAGTTCCGTCTGCCAGTGCCGCTGGAGATCTCCAGCATTGATCAGCGCGGCTTCAAGTACTACATGGAGTCGTACTTCAGCATCGCTGGCCTGGACGTGATCGAGACTGGCGCCGCCGCCACTCTGACCGGCCTGTAATTTCCTGGGCGCATGGATGCGCCACCTATTTTGGAGGATTCGTCTTGGACGAACTCAAAAAGCAAGCAGAGGCGCTGGGTATCAAGGTTGACGGTCGCTGGAGCGAGGATCGTTTGCGTGAAGAGATCGCCGAAAAACTGGCTGAGCAGCCGGCAGCTGAAGAGGCGCCGGAAGAAGTAGTAGAGCCAGAATCGGCTGAGCCTGTTGAGCCTGTCGCCGAGGTCGCGGCTGATCCTGTCGAGCCAGAGCCAGAGATAGAGCCAGAAGTTGAAGTGGACGGCGTACACCTGCGCAACCTTCAGGCCAACCCAATGCTGAGCCTTGGCCTTGAGGGCTACGGCGTGGGGTTCATTCCTGCTCATCGGCTTGATGCTATGACAGAGAAACGCATTCAACGCGGCATTGACCTGGGCCTGTTGAGGGTCGAGGAATAATGAGTATTCAGACGGACTTTGAAGCGCGATTCCCAACGATCCCGTGGGTCGAGGCTGTCGCGTCGACTTGGCCGTCGTATACCTGCCTTGAGTACAACGAAAAAAACAAGGAGGCGATCTTGAATTTGATCGCCTTCTTGCTTGTCAACGACTCGGCGCCCGGCACCGGATCTGCTCGCAACGTCGCCAGCAAGTCTGTCGGCAGCGTTTCGGTTTCCTATGAAGCCTCGGCCTCGCAGAGTAGCAACCTCGCGTCATGGTTCAACAGCAACCGCTACGGCCAGACTTACTGGATTCTCAGCGGCGGCCGTCGTACTGGAGCGCGCTTTGTATGACTCCGAAAGAGACGCTGGCGCTTGTCACAAAGCAGCTGGCGGCTATGGAGCGGGCCAAGCGGGCGGTCGTTAAGGTTGGGTTGCCAGCCGGCGAATCAGCCACCAGCAAAGCCTACAAAACCGACAATGCCAAATCTGCGCCGACTGTCCTTGATGTTGGTATTTGGCATGAATACAGCACCCCTACCATTCCTATGCGCTCATTCTTGCGCGGCCCGTTTGACATCAAGCGCGACGAACTGACTCGCATGACAGAGGTACAATTTAACCTAGTGCTGGAGCATGGCCTTGATCTGGAAATTGCCCTGGGCCGCCTGGGTCTTACCGCCGTCAACATCAGTAAGGGCGCCTTCAAAAGCCAGGGTTATGGCGAGTGGCCTGACATCCAAGAATCCACAAAGCAGGCAAAGGGGTCGTCTGGTATCCTCATTGACACCGGGTTGCTACGCAACTCAATCACGTTTGTGGTGACCGATGCTGCCTGATATGTCCGACGTGCTGACCGAGTGGTCGCAGCCTGTCATCCTGAAAACCGTAAGCTCTACGACTGTTGATTTCGTCGAGACTGAAACGGTTATCGCGCTTCCGATTATGGCGGTAGTGCAGCCCGCCGACCCTGAAAAACTCAAGGTCGAGCAGATTGATTTCTCCCTTGAGTACATTCAGATCCATAGCGTATCGCCAATGACAATCGGCCAATACGTTGAATGGCTCGGGCGAGACTTCAAGCTTGTGCCGTTCCGTAAGGGTTATGGCCAATACGGCTACGTCGAAGCCGTCGGCGAAGAAACCAAGCTTCCACTGCTGGTTGCCACGCCATGACCAGAGACCCTCTGTACATCGCGCTGATGCGCTTCGTTCGCGATCTCCTGTCGCACCCCGAAGAATTCATCAAAGCTGGGCGGCAGAACTTCGACCGCCAGCACTTTGAGCAACCGTTTATTGTGGTCGACTCCGTGGCGGGTGACCGGCCATTTTCCAGCGATCAGCAGTACGACGGCGACACCGAGCAGATGGTTTATTCTGAGCGGGTTTCGCGCTTTGTCACCTTCGATTTTTACGGGCCTGACGCGCCGGTTACCGCTCAGCGCTTCCGATTGCTTTGCCGCTCTGAAGCATCACTTGAGCTTCAGCAGAGCCTTGCGATAACACTCTGGCATCCAAGCTCCATGACTGACGTTAAGGCCTTGACCGGTCAGCAGTACGGCGAACGCATGCAACTGGAATGCCAGGTACACTACTGCCCATCCGTGGTTGTTGATATACTGCGCATCGACACCGCCCAGCTCCGCATAATCGGCGAAAGAGGTTTGATCTATGAGCAATAACGCAAGCATCACCAACGTGATCAACGTCGCGCTGATTCCCGAAAGCCAGTTGGCGGGTCGCGACAACATGAATCTGATCGCGGTATTGACCAGCGAGAAGGGCGTCATCACCAGCGCTGAGCGCTTCCGCACGTATCGTGATGCTGCATCTGTTGAGGCGGACTGGGGCACTGCCTCTATCGTCACTCAGTATGCCAACGCTGTCTTTGGCACTCAGCCGAACGCGATCAACTTCGGCGGCTCGCTGATTGTCGGCCTGCATCGCGCGACTACTGAAACCGTCCCCGCTCAAGCTGCCACTCTGCGCAGCACGCAGCTTGTAGAGGCGACCGTAATCGAACAATTGCAGAGCATCACCGCTGGCAGCTTCAATATCAGCGTTGATGGCACCCCGGTTGTAGCTACTGCTCTGGATTTCAGCGCAGTTACCACGCTGGATGAAGTAGCGGCCAAGCTTGACACTGCAATCACTGGCGCTGTCGTGAGCCACAGTAACGGCTATCTGACCGTCACCAGCTCAACCAGTGGCGCAACAAGCACGCTGACAGCAATGACCGTTGGCGCTTCCGGAACCTTTATCGGTGACATCCTCACCATGTCTGCCGGCACTGGCGCGACGCTTAAGCAGGGCGCTGCTACCGTTGTGCTGCCAATCGAAACCAAGGTTGCCTCGCTGTCTGCCCTGAAGGCTCTCGTCAACTTCAAGGGCGCTTGCTTCACCGACCTGGTAACCGATGGCGAGGTTCCTACCATTGCCGCCTGGTCGAAGGCGAACCAAACCATTATTTACAACGTGTTCACCGGCAGTGCCTACCTGGCCTTAGCGGTTGCCAACCCAGTATGGGCGGTGAAGCTGGCAAGCCAGACAAGCTTCCGCTGCCTGTACAGCAAGTCGGGTAACCGCCTGCTGGCCGCGACCTACATGGCGCGAACCCATACGGTGAACTTCAACGCCGAGAACTCGGCTATCACCATGAACCTCAAAACCTTGAGCGTTCCGGCCGAGTCCTACGATCAAACCGAAATCGATGCGGCCAAGCGTGTCGGCTTGGATATCTACACCACCATCAAAGATACCCCGGTAGTGCTGACCAGCCCTGCAAACGATTTTGTCGATAACGTCTACAACATCATCGCGTTCATTGATGCGGTTCAGACCGACATGTTCAATATCCTGAAGGCGACCGGCACCAAGATCGCGCAGACCACCCCAGGCGTTAACAAGCTGGTCGCCCAGGGCGAGAAAACCACTCGCGGCTTCGTTCGTGCTGGTGTGTTCGCGCCTGGAACCTGGTCGAGCCCGGACAGCTTCGGCAACATCAACACATTCAACCGCAATATTGAGCAGTTCGGCTTCTACTGGCTGGCTGGCCTGTTGAAAGATCAGCCGCAGGTTGACCGCCAGCAGCGTAAGTCGCCGGTCTTGCAGGCCGCCGTCAAGAATGCTGGCGCGATTCATAGCGTCGACATCATCATCAATTTCAATCTGTAAGGGGCGCGACACATGAGCGTAATCACTATTGCTGCCGATAGCGCCACGCTGATTTTGAATGATCAGGCTATCACCACTTTTGCCGAGGGCGACTATCTGACGCTAACTCCGGCTAACGCCGCGACCTCTCAAGTCAACTCGGCTGGCGGCGGCGTGACCATTTCTGAGCGCGTAGACAAAGACGTTTACGACCTGGCCTTCAGTGTTCAGAAATACAGCGCCGACGACATTTTCCTGCTCGGCCTGATCAACGCGGAAACACCGCAGGTTGTTGGCGGCTCTCTGAAAGAGTCGTACACCGCCGACGGTCAAGCGGGCGTTGAGAGCTGGAACTTGGACAGCGGCAGTGTCACCACTCAGCCGACCCAGACCAAGAACAACCAAGACGGCAATGCGATGATGGAATACACTTTGCGTTTCCGCACTGCTCGCCGGAGCTTGTAACGCATGAACGATAAAGAAAAAGCAGCAGCAGCGTTGGCTCAGGTCCGCGCTGTTTACGAAGACAGCGAGGCAGAAATCAACGGCCGAAAATACCGTTTCCAGAAGATGCAGCACGTCGAACGCCGTAAGGTGTTCGCCTTCTATACGTCGATCCAGCGGCAGCTCCGCGTTGAAGACTTTTCTTTCTTGGATACTCCGCAATTCGCCGCCGTTGAGGAGGTCATGCACAAAGCCATCACTTTTGATGGTCACCTGCTGACCAAGCTGCGCGATCACTGGGACGAAGTGCCAGAGGATTACATCCAGTTGACGACCGTTGCTCTATCGGTGATCTCCTACCCTTTTTTGCGCGCCGCCCATATCGCCTCTCCATCAGACAGCGAGACCCAGGGCCAAACTTCATCCTCGAAACCAATGTAAGCGGCGAGCGTATGGCTGTGCTGGCGCTCTGCAAGGCAGGCTACGGCACGGTCAGAGAGATTGAGGAATGGGACACCGATCAGTTTTTCGACGCCATTGAATACGAAGAGATCGCCGCCGACATCCAGGCGCACAAAATGAAGGAGGCGAGCAATGGCCGTGGTAAATGAGCTGGTATCAAAGTTCAGCTTCATTGGTTCTCTAACGCCGCAGAAAGACTTCAACGTTGGGCTAGCTCAGTCCATCACCCTGCTCGGCGCTTTGGCTACCGGCATCATCGCTTCAGCTGGCGGCGTTTATGCCTTTGTGGCAAGCGCTACCGAGGCTGCTGATGCGCTGGTTGACTTCAACGCAGAGACGGGAATATCGGTAGAGGCTGTCCAGGAGCTTGGCTTTGCGGCTGAGCTTTCCGGCTCCAGCGCCGACGCAATGACCGCGAGTCTTGCCGGCCTGGCCAAGGTATCTGGCGATGCTGCTCGCGGTCTTGGTCGCGGGAAAAAGGCTTTCGATGAATTGGGGATCAGCGTCAAGGATTCGCAAGGTAACGTAAAGACAGCGGATGTTTTGTTTGGCGAGCTTGGCGACACCTTCCAGCGCCTGAACATCGACCGCTCCCGCCAAAAATCAATCATAGCCTCGCTCGGCCTGGACTCTTCGACATTACAGTTGCTCAACGCTACTGGCGATGAGGTTGACGCCTTGCGCGAGAAAGCCAGACGCTTAGGCATTGTCACGACCGAGCAAGCCGAGGCGGCCGCAGAATTTCAGGACTCGCTAGGCGTGGCCAAGTTCGCTATCAGCTCTCTGCGCCAGCAGATCGCAATCGGCCTGGCGCCATCTATGACCGGTCTGACCGAGCGCTTTATTGGCTTCCTGGATGCAAACCACGACCTGATCAAGAACGGCCTGACCTACCTGGGTGAGGTGCTTATCTCGACTATGGGTTTTGTGGAGCGTATGGCGCCGCTGGTGCTCGCTTTAGGCGTGGCCTTCGGTATCGCCCAGTTAGCCACTGGAGGATTTGCCAAGGTGCTTGCCTTCGCGATGTCGCCAGTCGTCCTGATCACTGCCGCGATCATCGCTGTGTTACTTGTGGTTGACGATCTGATCGCAGCCTTCAACGGCGGACAGTCTGTCATTGCCGACTTCTTCAAAGAATTCCTCGGCATTGACATTGTGCCGATCATGCACGACATCGTTGATGCTATTAAGCAGATGATTTCGGATGCATTGGCGATCCTTCAGCCGTTCTTTGATAGCTGGGGGCATATGTTTGACGCGATTATCCAGATCTTCCAGGGCGATTTCACTGGCGCGCTTGACTCGATTGGTCAGGCCTTCAGCTCATGGATGCAGGGGCTTATTAGCCTGGTGCCTGACTGGGTTCGTGACATGTTTAGCGGCGATGTTCCTGATGTGCAGGTGGGCGGCATGTCTCCAGATGCAGCCATGAGCATTGGCGGCGGCAGCAACAGCAACGTGAGCAACAGCAGCGTCGATCAGCAGAACCAAATCAACGTCTACAGCAACGATCCGCAGGCGGCTGGCGCCGCCGTTAATAACGCGCTGCAAGATCAGCTGAAAACTGCGAAGACTCAGACCAGTCGAGGCGGCCTATGACAATCCAATCGCTCAAAGCCGGCGAGTCTCAGGCGCTAGACTCATCCTCGCTTGAGGAGGTCGGTATTGGTGGCTTTACCCTGTTCGCCAGGGTCAGCGATTCGACTGCATACACCACGGCATCGCCGACATCGGTTGTTGAAGACGGCAATTATGCCGGTGACATGCTGATCAACTCGCCAATCGTCATCAATATTTCTGGCGATGTGGCCGACATATTCATCGCTGAGGCGCCAAAGAGCCAGGCTGAGAGTCGTTTGCCGACGGTAGGCAAGATGACCGGCTATTTGCCTGGGCGCACGCCATCGCAGACGCAGGAGGTGGCCAAGATCATCGACAATGCCGACGACAAGCGTCGAGAAATCAATGAGCGAATCCTACTTGGGCAGAACTCAGGCGACTTCGCTGGCAACAAGTCGGCGGGGAAGTCGATTCGCGAACAGTTCATCGACTTCATTGAAACCGTGCACTACGGGAAGCAGTTGATTTCTATCTCTATGCCGTTCCGCAAGCACGACAGCATGGCCGTAAACAGCCTAACCATCGTGCGCGACAACCAGCGCAAGGCGCTGAGCTTCACATTGACCGCTCAGAAGTTCAGGATCAACAAAACGATCTACTCCAACGTGTCGCAATTCTATAAGAAACCGGCGCCATCGGTTAAGTCACAGGTCGGCGGCACCGCTGACAAGGGCGTACAGTCGCCGACCTCCGGCGAGAAGAAAGAGAAGTCATTGCTGTCGGCAGTACTGGGGAGATAGGCATGGCTTACCAAGTAACGAATATCACCGATGAGCCCAGGCAGCGGCATGTTCTGCTGGTGGGTGACGAAGAGATCACGGTCAACCTTTATTTCTGGGAAACCTCTGAATTCTGGTCGATGGATATCAGCTGGCGCGGCGAGCAATTCAACGGCTTCATGCTAAGCCTGGGGTGCTTGCATATCCGCTCGCTGAACTGGCCTTTTGATTTTTTCGTATCGACTACCGATAGCAGCGGTTTAGCGCCATTCCGTCTGGGCGACTTCAGTGAAGGTCGCTGCGAAATGTATTTTGTGGATGCGGCAGAGATGCAGGATCTGCGCGGACTGGAAGTGCCGGTATAATAATTATGTTGACATAGTGATTATGTCAGCCGATTCTATGTCTGCGCAATGACGCGCTTACAGGAAGATTCTCATGAGCTACATCACCGACACCCTTGGCGCTGACGAGACGGTTATTGGCACCGGCAGCCTGTCCAAATGGAGCATGTTCCATCTGTATTTCGCAGCCCTGCTGTTTGGCGTAACGCTGATCCTGCTGCCGCTCACTGCCATGTTGCTCCTCTATGCCTTCATCCTGATTGCCACTACTGAAATGGGCGTGACCAGCAAGCGCGTGGTACGCAAATCAGGCCTGATCATGCGCGACACGACCGAGATCAAGCTTGAAAAAGTCGAGTCGGTCAGCGTTCAACAAGGTCTGCTAGGCCGCATGTTTGGCTATGGAACCGTTATTATTGCAGGCTCTGGTGGTAACAGTGCGGTCATGAAGGGCGTGCGCAATCCGCTTGGCTTTCGCGCCCTGGTTGATGCTGCTGCGTCGAGTGTTGCGAAATGAGCGGCGTTGACTGGAGTAAGGCTCCAAAGTGGGCGGAGACTGTGATTTCAGACGATGAAAATAATCTGTATTGGGCGCAGAAATTCGGCACATACAGCTTTAGACAGGCGTTCGTTCCTAAGGTAATCGGTTTCGAAGGTATGGCAGACATGACAAAGCCTAATCATGGCTGGACGCTGATTGCTGGGCGCCCGGGTGCCTGGACTGGCGAAGGCCTGCCGCCAGTTGGAGCGGTTGTTCAGGTAAAACCAATGGGCTTCGCTATCCGTAATGAGTCGCTGGACTTCCTGAATCGCTGGCTGGTTGTGATGGCAGTTTTCACCACCACAAACGGTATTAATATGGTTGCTGTCGATGGCGGCGTAGTGCTCGGTTGCGAAGTGTTCCGCGCCGAAATGATTTTCCCAGCTAAAACCGCCGAGCAAATCGCTGTCGAAGAAATGCTGGCGCTAGACCCTCCCGATGAGCGCTCAGCGATGGGGCTTACAAGCCGAAAGAGTTTTTGTGAAACCCTTTACCGAAACGGCTACAGGAAGGCGTCCAAATGATCGGCGCCAAGATAGCTCTATATGCGATGATCGTGCTGGTAGCCTGCATGATCGTCACCGTCGGCCTGCGAAAGACTGAAGACAACAAGACGCTGAAGGCATGGGTCGCCCTGGCTGGTCTCGCCTCGCTGACCGCGATCCCTGTCGGCTGCATCATCCAAATATGGAGCCTTTCAAGTGGCTGACCGTTTCAACCGCGACTACCGCTTAACCATTGGCCTGGGATCGCGATCCGTCATCATCCTGCCACCCTTTCGGGTGGCTTTTAGCATCGACAAATCTGACAAGGCCGAACTGAACAAAGGCACGATCAAGGTCTACAACCTGAACCCGGACAAGCGCAAAGTGCTGATCCGCGACAGCGATGAAAAAGGCGCCGACACCGGCAATAACAGCTATTTCCCGCTGCAATTGCAGATAGGCTATCAGGGCAGGCTTGAGACAATTTTCAAGGGCTCAGTAGACGAGGCGGGCAGCGTAAAGGCGGGCGCGGAATGGGAGACCACGCTATCAGTAATGGATGGCGGCCACGATTTCATGCGCGGCTTTATCAGCGAATCCGTCACCAGTAAGGCTGCCGTAGTTGATGCCGTGCTTGGGACCATGCCTAACACTTCAAAGGGCAAGATCGGCGCAATGGGCGAGCTGATCAGGCCTAAGGTGCTGGTCGGCAACTCTGTCGCTGTCATTCAGGAAATGCTTGATATCGATCAGCGCTGGTTTATCGACGACGAACGCCTGAACATCCTCGGCGGCAATGAGGTTGTCTCCGGCTATATCCCCGTGATCAGCGCCGACACGGGGCTAACAGGCACACCAGAATCAGACAAAAAGGAAGTTACGCTGACCACCTGGCTAAACCCATCAGTGAAGGTTGGCGGCCTCTTTCAGCTTATTTCCGTCACTGCGCCGCACCTCAACGGTATCTATAAATCAAGCGTCATCACCTACACTGGCGACTTCGATGGCAGTGATTGGACCCAGAAAATTACGGGCGTTATTTCTGATAGCTACGTGGTGCCAAAGTGACCAGCAAAAAAGAAGAGTTGACCGACGTGCTCGACACCGCCACTAAGACGGCGCTAGCGAACACGCATACCATTGTTGTCGGCAAGATCACCGCAGTCGGTGCCACCACTATTGACGTGCGACCTGTTATTCAGCGTGTAGTCGACGGGCAGAATGTCACGCTGCCGGTATTCCCCTCGGTTCCCCCCGTGTTCCTCCAGGGCGGCGAGAGCTATGACGCGCACCCTATAGCGGTCAATGATTACTGCCTGCTGCTGGTAAGCGAGCGTTGCTTTGACCGCTGGTACAACGGCGAGGATTTCATGCCGCCGTTAGAGCTGCGCATGCACGATTATAGTGACTGCTTCGCGCTGGTCGGCGTCAATCCCTCGGCAGTTGCGAAGGCCATCCCGACTACCATTGAGCGCAATGGTGACTCCACTGTCACTGGTGCCTGGGTGCACGTGGGTAGCTATACGCTGACAGGAAATCTAATCGTGATCGGAAACACGGAATCAACCACTTACTCGGTAGGCGGAACCCCAGGATGGTCTGGCGCATTCGCCACAGGCGATGGCCGTACAGTAACCGTCGTTTCTGGGATTATCACAAACGTCGCATGATGGGTTAGAATGCCTGGCATAACCTTTGCAGGCATCAGACATGCGCGTATCAGGCCTTGATGACAACAACGACTGGAGATTTGGTAGGGGTCTTGCCTCCTACATCACCAAGGCTGGAGCTGTCCGGCAAAACGTCGTCACCCGGCTAAAATCCTTCAAGACCGACTTCTTTCTTGATGTCGATGCAAATATCGACTGGATTGACCTGTTAGGTCGGCGCGAGACTCGCGACGAGATCCTTAGGGCGGTCGAAGCAACAACGCTTTCTACTGATGGCGTCACCACGATTACGCAACTCTCCATCGAGGCCAAGACAAGCACGCGCGCGGCCACTATACTGCTTTCGTTTGGCACAATTTTTGACGAAGAATTCACCGAAGAGATCACTATCTGATGCCAGGCCCAACGATTGACGCCAGCGGGATTACGATTCAGACCTTCGACGAGATCTTTGCTGAGTTGGTCGCAGGCTATCAGGCCATTTACGGCGTCGATGTCGACCTTTCGCAGAACACGCCGGACGGCCAGCGAGTAGCGATTGAGGCAAAAGCGCGCGCAGATATGCAGGCATTCGGCCTGATGATCGCTAACGGCTTCGATCCTGATTTTGCGCGAGGCATATTCCAAGCCAAGATCGCCAAACTTGCTGGTATCTTCCCGCGCCCAGCCACTCGATCCGTATGGGATTTGATCGTTGTCAGCACTCGCGCGGTAAACCTGCCAACCGGATACCAGATCTCCGATGACCTTGGCCAACTTTGGGAGCTTCCAGGCCCGGTAAGCGTGCCTATTGGATCGAGTGCAATCACCTTCAATGCTACCGACTTCGGCGCCGTCACCGGGATTGCTGGAGCCGTATTCACCCCTGTGACCATTGTCCTTGGCATCACCGGTTTTAGTGCAGCAGGCAATGCCGTTGTCGGCGTCAATGAAGAGACAGACGAAGAGTTTGTCCAGCGCCGCAACCGCAGCCTTGAAAACCCGGCCTTCTCTACGACTAACAGCCTAACCGCTCGCTTGCTCAGCACTGCTGGTGTGACCGACGCCTATGTCTACGACAATGATTCTGACGTTTACGATCCGATCAATGCGCTAGCCGCGCACAGCATATGGCCGGTAGTCGAGGGCGGAACCATTGATGACATTATGACTGCGCTGCTTTACCAAAAGACAGGCGGCACAGGCATCAAGGGGGCGATCATGGCCATGATTCCTGAGACGCTGACAAGGCCGGACGGCAGCACTTTTGTGGTAAACCAGGTTCGCCGCTTTGATCGGCCGGTTTACACGCCGCTATACATCAAAATGACCGCAACCCGGAAAGACCCGCTGATACCGGTTGACATTGCGCTGATCAAGCAGAAGATCGCCGCGTACAAGTTCTATATCGGATCGGCCCTTCAGGCTGGTCAGCTTTATTGCTACGTCTACACCGCTGGCGACAGCTTCATTCTGACCGATATCGAAATCAGCGACGACGACACAACTTTCACTGACGGCTGGCTAACCCCAGACCCAGGCCACAAGTTCACCATCGACCCCGATGACATCGACGTTACCGAGGTGATCTAGTGGCAATGGTCGAAGAGGTCACCAACCTGCTGATTAAGCAGTATTGGGAGAAGCCAAAAGCCAAAGCCGAGATTGAGCTAAAGGCAAGCTCATGGGACAAGACGCGCGCGTTTCTTGCTGCGCTAGATCCGGCCTTTGATCTCGATAATGCGGTGGGCGCGCAGCTTGACGTGCTCGGTCGAATCGTTGGCATAAGCCGCAATGTGCCTAGCGTTGTGCCAAAAATTTACTTTGGATTCAGCATTAATCCGACTAGCCAGGGGTTTTCGGACAAGTTCAACTCTTCGCGAATAGGCGGCCCATTCTTCGATAAGTTTTCGTCGCAGTTTACTGACCTGCAACTTGGCGATAGTGATTATCGGTTTTTTATCAGGGTTAAGGCCGCAGCAAACAGGGCTTCTGCCTATCTGTCTAGCGACACCTATATTGGCATCCAGGATGTTATCCTTGCTGCGTTCGCTGGCCGCGCTTATGTAGTCGATAACCTCGACATGACGCTAACCCTTTATGTTTCTCCCATCGTTAGCCTGGATAGGCTCAATCTGATTGAAAAGCTCGGGCTTCTGCCAAAACCTCAGGGTGTACGCTACAAAGTGGTAGTCCAGGCGGAGCCTGGGGAAACATTCGGCTTCTCAAACAACCCGTCGTCGCGCGGCTTTGCCGACAAATTCGACACGTCGCGCCAGGGCGGATACCTGGCAAGGAAGGTACTCTGATGTCTGCGAAAATTGTTCGGTATAACGGCGATGTCAAAGCTTTTGCTGTTGACGCGGTAGGTTCTGAGCGGACGATATTTGGCGAAGTGACGCAGGCCAATGACCTGACCAGCCAAATCAATGCCGATTATCTGCGCGGTTGGGGTATCGTCGGGCCAGCCGACGAGCCGAGCCTGCAAGACTTTAACGCCATGGGGTTCGCGCTCGGCCAGTTTATCGCGTACCTGCATCAGGTTGGCGTGGCCGAGTACAACTCAGCGCAGGAATACCACGCAAACAGTTTTGTCAATTCAGGCGGCATTCTTTACGTTTCGCTGATCAACTCAAACATTGGCAATACTCCTGTATCTAGCCCGACCCAATGGAAAGAGCTTTACGGTCAGGCTACCGAGACAGTTCGCGGCACTGGCACAGTTGCCACGCAAGCCGAGGCGGAGGCTGGGTCGAGTGATACCGACCTGATGACACCGCTAAAGGTTAAGCAGGCTATTATGGCTCTCACTAGCCCAGAGACTGCGCGCGTAGACGTAGCGTCCGCATCGACAGTCAACCTGACGACGGCAGCCCCAAACACCCGCGACATAAATATCACGGGCACAACAACTATAACTGCCTTTACGCTTGTGGCTGGGCGCCGCTATTTTGTTCGATTCGCCGGTTCGCTCATCCTCACGAACAACGCAAATATAGTTACTCAATCAGGGGCTAACCTCATAACCGCAGCGGGGGACACCTGCATATTGCGGGCCACGGCAGCGAACACCGTAGAGGTGCTGTGTTACACCCCATTTAAAAGCCAGGCAGTGGGGTCGTATCAGACTTGGCAAAACCTAACCGCCAGCCGTGCCGCCGCTACGAACTACACCAATAGTACCGGCAAGCCCATCCAAGTTGCTGTTCGTTCAGGTACGGCAGCGCCAGCAATTACCGTGGATGGCGTGGCGATGGATGCCGGCAGCGGAACACTACACACCGTAGTAGTTCCTAGCGGCTCAGTTTACAACCTGACCACCGGCACGCTAGTAAGCTGGTACGAATTGAGATAAGGGGCAAGTAATGGAAAAGCTATTCCGCGCCGAAGATGGTCAAATTTATGCGTATGACAAAGAGCAAGTCGCAGCTGGGTTAGCCGAGGGTATGACCGCCCTGACGGCGGCTCAAACAAAAGCGCATATGGCGCCAAGGCTAACCCGTCAGCAAGTCGAAGAACTGCGCCTTGCTGCTTACGCTGACCCGTTTACCGGTTCTGATCGGTATGTGTCCGAAGCTAACCGGCTAGCTCTAATTGGGGCGCCAGCCAGCGAACAGGAGGTGGCCAAGGCTGCTGCAGTTTCCCGCTTTGCTGAAATCCAAGCCGCGTATCCGTGGCCAACCGAGTAAACCAAAATGAAAATGCAAGGCTACGGCGATTCGAATATGGCTGGCACCGGTGCCAGTCCGGCGACTAATTCCTGGATGGGTAAGGCCGCACCAATTAATAGCGGCGTCGGCGGCGCTCAGGCGGCCGATGTGTCTAACCTGGTGACCACCAACCTGGCTGGCGAGCGCTTCTGTTTAAACATCGGCCTCAATGACCTTTGCGTTTACAAGGACAACGCCACCAAAAAAGGTTTTTTCGAAGACTTCTTGAGACACTGCGTAGCGTGGCTGGCTCTGCCTTCGCGGGTTCTTGGCAACGCCATGACGACAACCGGCACATGGGTAGCGACCCAGGCGTCAACCGCCTCTTTTGGGCGCAATACCACCCAACAAGGCGCCACCATTAAAGCCACCGTGTCGGGCGACAAGGTGTTTGTAGGCTACCTGATGCAGAACCATTCCAATGCTCTGGCATCTGGCGACGTTTACATCGACGATGTGCTTGTCGGTTCGATCAGCTCCGACGGTATGACGGTGCCAATCAACACGCAGAACGGCGCATCAACCTTTGCCTTTTACGCCAACGCCTGCAAGGTGTTTGAGGTTGCCCCCGGTACGCATGAGGTGAAAGTGGTTTGCACCACGTCCGGCAAGCAGCTCTACGTCAACTTCGTGGCCGGCAACGATCAGCCTGTTCGCCCGGTGCGCGTAGGAAACATTCACCGGATGACGGCGGCCGGATACACTACCTATGGTGTTACCGAAGCCAGTACCGATGCGTATAACGCGATCATTGCCGACGTGGCTTCGGAGCTGGGCGTAGAGCTAATCGACATTCATGAGGCTATTGATCCCGCTGTGCATCTGGCCGATCAGTTGCACTTCAACAACGCGGGGCACTCAATAGTAAACAATCTCTGCTGCCCATAATGCAGATAGGCGGCCATGGCAAAGTGACATGCATGGCCGCGTGGGATAAAATTCACGGCATTAACGACTCATAAAATAGGACGTGTGCCGATGTTTGACCCTGTTGACGTTGGCTGGCCTGCAAAATTTGCATTCTTCTGTGCGCTGGCTTTTGGTGGCGCGCTGTCCTCATTGGCGGTATGGGCGCCTACAACTCGCGGAGCTGCGTTTGCCGGTCTGTTTGCCGGCACAGCTATATCCGTTGTAACTGCACCCGTAGTGGCTCCAATCATGACCGCCTGGCTCGGCCCCTTAGTTCCTATTCCCGCCGAGGCTATTCATGGCGCGGCCTATTTCTGGATTGGACTATTGGGGCTTAAACTTGTCCCAATCGTGCTGGCGGCAATTAAGCTGCTTAAATCAATCCGGTTCGGGGGCTCTTCCGAATGAATGCCTTTTACGCGACAGCAATGTTTATTCTTTTAGATCTTGTGGCTCTCTACAATCTTGTAGCGGCCGTTTGTATAGCTAATCGAATGACCAAGAAAACCCACGCGTATCGCCGCTGGCTGGTCGTAGCTATCGGAGTGTTAGCCGTATGGGGCCTGCTGCGCACCTTCGACGGCGGATGGCCGCCGACCAAGGAAAGCCTGGCTCATATCGCTGCGATAATCCTTGCGGCTATCTACTTGCTGAAAAACCCTAGGGTGACCGTATGAAGTTCAGCCGCGAAGGAGTTTTAGTCGCTCATAATTTCGAGTCGTGTAAGCTTGAGGCTTACCCTGACCCAGGAAGTAAAGATGGCAACCCCTGGACGATTGGCTGGGGCCATACGGGCCCGGAAGTAGCTAAGGGCCTGGTATGGACGCAGGATCAAGCTGACGCTGCATTCCTGGTCGACGTTAGATCCTCCGAAATGGCGGTAAATGGCGCAGTCAAAGTGCCGCTTAGCCAAGGCCAATTCGACGCCTTGGTCGATTTCACGTACAACCTTGGTGCAGGCAGACTAAATAGCTCAACCCTCTTAAAACTGCTCAATGACGGCGATTACGCTGGAGCCGCAAACCAGTTCGCCCGATGGAATAAGAACGATGGCAAGGTAATGCGCGGGCTTACTCGTCGTCGTGCCGCCGAAGCAGCTTTATTCCGAGGCATGAACGGAGCATCCGCTATCGCTGCCGGGATGGCTGCCGCATGATCTGGCCAAGCTGGACGCCAGTTGCTGCTGGCGCAGTCCTTATAATCATTATCGGTGGCGCAGGGTTCTGGATGGGGCACGCAATAGGCGCGGCTGAGGTGCAGAAGCTAAGTAAAGAGCATGCTGAGGCGTCAGCTAAAGCCGAGCGCGATGCGCGCACGCAGGAATCACTCTGGCAAGAAACCGTCAATGGAGTCGCTCGCAATGCCCAAGCACAAATCGACAATGCAAAGCCTGACCGCGATGCTGCTGATATTTCTGCTGTCAGCCTGCACAAGTCAGCCGCCGAGTACGCCAGCAAAGCCGCCTGCGGTTCCCCTGCTACCGTCGGAGGCCCTGGCCCCAATCGTGCCGCAATGGTGCTCTCCGACCTGTTTGAGCGCGCTGACAAAAGAGCGGGACAACTGGCGGACTATGCTGACCAACTCAAAATAGCGCTTACAGCGTGCAATGCTGCATATAACGCAATTCGGGGAGATAACCATGGCCGATAAAGATATCCGCATTTTGCAGCCAGTTGGCTGGACTAACGCTTATACGGCGTCAGGCAATAACGTTGGCGCTAGGCTGATTATCCAGAATAAGGACAAGGGATTTGATCCAGTGATTCGCAGGCAGTCGGCGGCTCCAGCGGTAGGCGATACCGAAGGCACGGCTCTGCCATACGGGGTTCAATTTGACGTTCCGTTAAACACTGTCGGCTGCTGGATTCTCGGCCGTACTGGCGGTACTCCTGGCGAAATGGGGATTTTCGTTAACGTCCAGGCGCCTTAGCCATGATTGAGCGGATAAAATATGGAGTTTCGGCGCCTGGCGGAATCCAGCAGATTTGGCCATTTGTCGTGCCTGGCGGGGTGCCACTGCCTGCGCCGCTTACCGGAATCGACACCGTATGCTTTGTGGGCGCCTCGATTGAAGCGGGTATTGCCGGTAACGCTGGAGCCTATCACGCACCAATGCTCAGTTGGTTGAAACAGAACGGATTGACCGGCGTAACGTCGATCCTAACTTATGCATACCCAGGCATGGGCGTCGATACGATCTACACCAACTGGACCAACACAATTAAGCCAGCATTGGCGGCCCGCGCTGACGGTGGAGCTGGCGTTCTGATCCTATCTATGCCAGCTGGTAACGACATCACCGAGCTGGCGCCTTACTCAACTGCCAACACGGCAACGCTAGCTGCGCGCAAGGCGAAGCTTGAGCTCCTGAATAGCGAAATGAAGGCTCAGGTCGGCGCAGATCATGTGGTTATCTTTGATCACACCTTCCGGCTCTATGGTTACCCAGCTACTGACTGCATCACAAACGAAGACCTTGGATCGAAGAAGTTCAACGAGCAGTGGGTTGATCCGCTTGCGATGCTCACCAAGTGGAACACAGCAGGCCACTCTTACGGCTACCCATACCCGATTGCCTACAACTGGTATGGAACGCTGCTGATCGACTCGACACACTTCGGCGCAGACGGGATCGGATACCAAATCTACGCCCGTTACTGGATGGATGTTGTGATTGCGATCCTCAAGGGCACCGCGCCTCCGGTTGTAGCCAAGAAGGTCGACCCGATCAACGATCAAAAGCCAAAATCCGCAAAGGCTATGCTGGCCTATCGCAACACTGCTGGCGTGGTTCGGTCTTCGAACTTCCTGCTGGCGAATGCGCGCGGCACTAAATCAACTCAGCAGCCGTACCTGATGCCATGGGACGGATACGACCCGGTACTTGGCTTGGGCGCTCGCCCTGACCTGACTCATGTCAGTCAGACAGGTCTCGGCACGGGCGACACTAGTTACACGATTATGAACGACCTGTTTCGCGATGCGTTCGCCTATACCACGTCGCAAATATTTGTCGTGCTTGAGGAAATCATCAATCTCGAGCCATTCCAGAACTTTACCTACAAGGTGTTGTGCTGCCGCAGTGTGGCGGCCGGACAGGTTCGAATGCAGGAATTCTCCAATGACGGTACGACTGTAGCCGGCGAGATTGATGGCGCCTGCGTACCGGGAAATATCCCGCGCGTGTTCAACGGTAGCGGTCAGGCCGACGCTAGTGGCAAGGGTAAAATCTGGATACGCTGCAAGGCCGGCAACTTAACCGGCGCATACGCCAGCGCCCTTGAGATTAACCCGCTGTAAAGGTCGGCAGCATAAGAAAAGCCCCTCACGGGGCTTTTTTATTGAGCACTTCAGCGGCGAGCAAGAAGCCTCGATACATGTCCTGCCAGGTTGTAGCGTTGCGGAACGATCCAGCAGCCTTGGTAGACCCGGTGTAATGATCCTGGTTCCAGGCTACCCCTGGCGGGGGCGGCATTCCAGCCTCAAAAGCAATTCTTAGCTCGTCTCTATTTTTCATTTTCAACCCTCGCAAATTCACCATGAAGAATTTTAGCCGCATCAGAATATGCCTTGGCTGCCATATCCAAGCTATGGAAATAGCCGAGGTGCCTCTTGCTGCCCTCATGCCATATCTCAGCTTTCCATTTATTTTTGCGTGCGTACCAGTGAACGCCCTTGGCGCCAGATGAGTTGTTTTTGTTTGGGCCTCGGTTAAATCCATTCTGGCTTTTGCTGGCCCGTCTAAGGTTTTCAAACCTATTGTCGGTTTTCGTATTGTTTATATGGTCGAGACACCCTTCAGGCATTGCGCCTGTAACCAAAAACCATGCGAGGCGATGGCCTAGAAACCTTTTGCCTTTTACCGATATATATAGATACCCGTTCAAGCCAATGCATCCAGCCTTTGATCCGTCAGACCTAGTAAAAGCCCCGGAGGCCGGACAATAACAAATATTGCTACCCTCTAGATGCAGGAGCGTTCTAGTCGCTATCTCGCTCATCATCACTCTCCCGCATCAAATAATCATCAAGCTCCCGTTCGCCTTGCGCCAGATCCTCTTCAGTCGGCCCGTCTTCATAGTCGGGGTCGGATGGATGCAGCGACCAGCGCCAGGCGTTTAGTGCATAGTTACTGATTCGATTGGATTGCATTTGATCACCTCGCGCACAGTGACAATCCAGGGCGTGCCAGGGTCGCGACCAAGCTTTACGCTGTAGCCGGCATCAGCCATTTTGGCCGCCATTTCGAAAGCTGGTTGAGCCTGGACGCTTTCCATCGTGAAGCCTTTTGAGTCGGCGTGCTCGCGAAGGATTTGTGTTATTTGAACCATCTGAATACTCCTGTCTTTTGGCAATCTTGACCCTGAATAATCATTATGTCAACAGCGGAGAAAAGAAAGCCCGAGGGTTAGTCGGGCTCGGCTTTTACTCTTCAGCGAATGGGTCGCCATCGGGATAGGCTGGCGGCTCATCTTCGATATGCGATGGCACAGCCTCAGTTGCCTTGATGCGCGCCTTCTGTCCAGCGGTAAGCTTGCCGCCGCGCTCGACGTTGGCAACGATCTGGGCGACGGTCTTCTTGCCTTCGTCGATCAGCGCCACCCAGGCCGCTAGGTTGGCGTCAAATCTATCCTGTGGATACCAAGCCTGCTCTGGCTCTGCCTGTGGCGCGTTATCAGGGTAATACGGCTCGACAGTCTGAATGCCTTTCTTACCGCGAGTGGTGTTAACCGCGATCTTTTTGGTGCCGTTGATATGGCTAAGGTGACTGGTGCGAATGCCGCCGATAGCCTCCTTGCCAAACGTTACAGATTCGTCGCAATAGAGCACTACCCAGCGACCAACCCATACGGAAGGGTCGCCGCCCCAGCATGCAGCCAGCACGCGCAATGACGTCTTGCTGGGCTTCCACGGCTGCTTCCACGAATCGAGCTTGATGGATACCGGCTGTTCGCTGTTGCCGGCGTTCACGTCGATGATTTGCGCCACCAGCGGGCCGCCAAGCAGATCGCAGCTATTGAGCTGGTCTGACTTCGCCTGCGTTGCTCGTTGCAGGTCTTCGGCTGTGAGTGTCATCAAATGCCTCCAAAACTTTCATCATTAAGCAAATCGTTCTGCATCCAGGTTGTCACGCTGGTCAGCTCCGATTCTTCTTCATAGCCAGGCCATAGGCCAGAATCCAGGCAGCGAGCATAAGTATTAAGCGCCTCGCGGAACTGGCGGCGGCCGATCTCCAGCGCGATTTCGTCAAGGTCGTGACAGATGACACCATGCGGCGAGTCTTCCTCAATAGCGATCAGCGGAAAGTCGGGGATGTCTTCGCCGGTTTCGCACTTCCAGACGTGCTGGTAAAACGCAACTTGCATGTGATAGCCGTAGTTGCTGATTGCGCGCACGAATTCAGAGCCGCGTGCGTCCTGGCACTTCTTGATATCGAAGGCTGAAAACCCGTCACCTTTCCAGTCGAAGCGGCACTTGATCGGGACGCCGGTTTCCGGGTCCGTCGTGAATACGCTCAGCTCGGTTCGACCGCGAGAGTCCATGTAACGGGCAAAACGCTTGTTTTGGTAGGCGGAGTGCTGCATGCCAATTAGCTTGCGATGGTCTTTCATGGTCAGTACGCGGTCGGCGCTGACATCCTTGACCAGCCCTTTGTAATAAGCGCTGCGTTTATCTTCGGCCTCAGTGGCGACAACGTAATGCTTTTCGAAGCGCTCGGGCTCAAGCAGCGCCATATGCAGGTGAGTACCCATCGCCATTGCTGGTGTCGGCTCCTTTTCTTCCTTATATTTTAGGTGCGCAGGGCTGCGCAAGATCAGCTTGTTGGCTGAGTTGCTGGCCGCTTCCGCTTTGAAATAGTCGGCGCTTGGGAGGTTTTCGATAATGCTCATTTTGCCACCTCATGACCAATGGCCTGAAGCTTGCTGATACGCTCAAGCAGCAGATTAATTTTGGCTTGAGACTCGACCCGCTCCTGTTGAATGGTTGCATTCAGTGCGTCAATCGCGGCCTGATGCTCGTCTATATCGGGAAAGTTAAAGTCGACGGTCTGGCTGCCAAGCCAGGTGCGGCCCTTCATGCAGGAGGGCATCGTGCGCCAGTCCATGCTGTCAACCGTGCTATAGGTGCCATGCTCGCCAACCACTAGATACATGTGCATTTCGATTGTCTTGATCATCTTTTTGCTCCTGTCAGGGAATTAAATTGTGGGTGGCGGCGGCTTTGGGTGCCAATGGGTTATCGGTCCTGCCAGCCCGTCGCAGGACTGAAAAGACCCCCATGGCTTGCCAATATGGCCGCCGCCCACGTGATACTCGGTGGTGCAAACATATTTGCCGTCTGACACCCACACTTCGCGAGCTTCGAATGTCTGCCCGGTAAACTCAATTGGTGGCGCCTCTGTGATTCTTACCCAACTTTCCATCAGTTATCTCCTGTCTACAGCGGTGATTCTGGTATCGCATAATCATTATGTCAACCGATATTTCCGCACCGTTCCAGATAGTCGGCGTAGGCCAGCTTGAACTGTTCGAAGCCGTAACAGATCGCGGCGAACCCGCCCGACTCGTCGACCGACTTTAGAAAGTCACGCTGCTCCTTAGTTACCGGGGTCGACTTCTGCCTGTCCAGGCGTTTCAGCTCAAAGGCGCCACGCTGAATACCGAAGTCGATGATGTCCGAGACGCCATTTTTGACCCCCATTTTTTGCCGCTTTTTGAGGTGCTGAGCCCAGCCGGGTTTTTTCTTGTCTACGGTCAGCTCGTTCGGTACATGCCAGACCAGCGGCCAGCGGTCCGGGTGATTGAACTGGAGCCAGGATGCACAGTCGATTTGCTCCAGCTCTTCGCGGCGACATTCGCCCCGATAGCCGCTGTCATAGATGCGGATCATTTTATGGCTATCCCCCTGCCAAAAAACTTCCAGGGGTAGTCAGCCTTTAGCTGAAACCATCCAGCAGTTGGGCACCATAAAGACTCTCCGACAACAACCACCCAATGCCCGGTTCTTAGGCGCGGTTTTTCACGAACAAATCTTATGCAGCGATCCCCTGAAGAGACGCGATAACCCTGCATACCTAGTTGCGCTATCACTGCTAGCAAGTGTTTGTAATTGGATGCGTGCGGCTTTCTGCTTAGCGCTCTTTCCCATGCTTCGGCCGCCTGCTCGTATGTAACCTGACACAGAGAGGCGACTGCCGCGCAGCCGCAGTCAAACTCAAATCGCTGCTTAACCATGATCATAAGGCCAATTCCTCGGCTGCATACTTCCGCTGCCCAACAGTCCATTTGCTGCCCTTCTTGCGCGCCGAAACCTCGACCGGAAAGGGTATCAAGTGGATGTTTTCTTCTATGGTTTTTGCTTTCATAGCCTTGAGCCGGAACTTACTCGGAAGATCAATCGGCAACTGATCGACGAACTTGTACCAGATCTGATTGTTGACCTTGATGTTGTTTCCCGTGTGCGGCCAAAAGACCTCAATCGGCGTTTCGCCGTCGGCTAATTCGTAGCGGATAAAGAACTTGCCACCAGCGCCAGCGCCAGCCTTAACAGCGCGCACCGGAATAGACTCACCCTCGACATAATGCTTACCGTTAAGCGCGGCATTGGGGTCGATGAGCATACGTCGGCATGAGCGGCATTCGCGCGCCACCTGATCGTTCTCAGTTCCACACCCGGGGCAGATACGGGAATGCCAGAAATAGTCGCAGCGCTCCTGGATTGTGCCGCCGATACAGCGTCTGGCGTTAGGACTATTCATCGCCATGCACTTGGGGCATTCGATCAGGTCTTTTCCTTCCTTCTTGGCTTTCTCAAGCTCAGCCATTTCAAGCACTGGATTGGAGTACAAATGACCCAAGGTATCCATCACGCCCGCGTAATCCAGCACCAGCGAGTCAGGTTTGCCACTGGCCTCAATCAGCAGGCGGCGAAGCTCAGCAGTCAAAGCATCACGCTCAACCATTGGCATTTCGTTGTCAGCGATAAGCAGGCGCAGGATTCGGCCAATAGCCTGGATGAGCAGAACGATAGAGGCTATGGGTCGCATCAAGACTTCGGTATCCCACCAAGGCACGTTGACGCCAGTGGTCAGCACTGAGACGTTGATGACGTATTTCAGCTTGCCGGCTTTGGCTGCCGTCAAAATCCTTGTCTGCTCTTTCTGCGTGGTTGAGTCGATGATCACGCCGATCTGCTCAGGATCAACGCCGAGCAGTTTCATAGCTGCCGATATCTGCCGCGTATGCCGCTGCGTAGAGGCGAAAACCAATACACCCTTCCTGTCGGCGCTCTTCTTGATAAAGTCCGCGCAGATCGCAAGGCACAGCGCTTTGTCGCTGACTACGGCGTCAAGCTCGGCTTCGGGGTAGTCCCAGGTTTCAGTTGATAGATGGCTGAAATCGTAGTGGGTGTTTTCATCCTCTGGATAGCCAAAAGTCGGAGCCACAACCCAGCCCTGCTCAATCATAAATTCGGTGCTGATGATGCCGTTGCCGACGCCACCCTCTGGATAGTCAGGATCGCCAGGCTCAATGCTGGCGACCTTCTTCCAGAGGTGTTGCGGCGTATCGCCAACGATGGATGCCATTCCCCGGAAAGGAGATCCCGTCATGCAGGCTAAGCGCATGTGCGGCTTGCAGTCGTAGAAGTGCAGGAGCGTCTTCATGTACTGCGAATCAGGCTGCTCAAACGGAACCTGGTGGCCTTCATCGATAAGGATTAAGTCGGGGTGAAATTTACCGGCGCGGCCTCGCCATTGAGCATCACGCTCCAACTCTTCAGGCGTCCAGAGGCTAAAGCGGTATTGGCCGAGGGCGCGCGCAATTGTGCCTTCGGTCGCATATACAACCTCAAAGCGTGTTGACTTGAGGTTTCCGCATGAAGCGCTAAACAGGGAGTTCCTGAGGTTGATGCTCCAGGCCGCCTCGCTGTTTTGCTGGCAAAGGATGCCTTGGCGCTGAATGACCATAATACGCATGGTTGGATCGCCAGCCTTACCGGCAGCCCTTTCGCGCTCAATTTGAGCATCCAGCAGCGCCTTGGCGCACTCGGCAAGCATCACCGACTTACCGGACGATACCGAGGCGGAAACGATGATGGGCGGGTGAATGTCGCGGTCGCCGAACTTGGCTGTCTCTCGGGCTCGGAAGTGACGGCACAAGGCCGTCACTGCTGGCTTTTGAAAGCTAAGGAGCATCGGCGCCCCCTAGCGATTTATTGTGCTCGTCAATTTCGGCGACCAGTGCGCGCTCGGTAATCTCTTCAAAGCCTTCTGGAAATACCGCTGGCGCCGCATCTTTGCTGTCGTCGTCGCGATACGGAAGGCTGCAAGCAATAATGCTGTCTTGAAGCAAGTAGACCTGACCGTACCCAATGGAATGACTGCCATCATAGACGCCATCAGGAAGCGCGTACCGCAAGCAGAAAACAGCGCTGATAGTAGGTCTGCGCCAATACAGGTCGCCGTTTAATTCGGCGGGGCGCTCTGGCATTCCTGCGGCAATATCCTTGCGAATGGCGTTAGCTGTTTTGTTGTTCTGGCGTAGCTGGTAGCAGAAGAACGAACCTTGTTTTTGGTAGGTCAGCTCGCCACCCTTAAAGCCCTCGATAGGCTCGCCTTTTCGCGCTGGGGAAATGCCTTCACGCTTCTTGTAAAAAGAAACGTCGGCGCCGAAGTCATGCACGGCTATTTCATCAAAGCCTAGGCTTTTGGCCTTGGCGTGCAGGTAGTGAAAGCGGGCCGCCGCCATTGCGCGCAGCTCCTTGAAGGCCTCGACATAACGGCTATCTGTAGACTTCATGTAGTAGCGATTCATACCGAAAGCTCCTGCTGCTTATCGGCGTCCAGCGGTTTGGCGCCCTGCTTCATTTCGCGAACTGCGCTGATCAGATCAAGAAGCAGATCGCCACGAACGATTTTGTTAACGGGTTTTTGAGTGACAGGATCAATCAAGGAAGTCTCAAGCGCGGATATTTCTTCTTCACTCAAAGAACCAACCAGAACAACGGCGCATGACGTAACGAAATCAACTTTCGGCCGTGACGGCGGCTTTGGCGCTGCAACCTTGGCGGTGACCTTTTCCTTTCCGCTCGCCTTGGCAACTTCCTTGCGGCGCTCCAACTCTTCGGGCGCCTTCTCGCCGTGATCGCGCATCAGCTTGACAGCTTCGGTGGTCGAGATCTCGTTGCGCGCAACAGCCTGCTGTACGGCCACGCTGCCAGTCGCAAACAAAAGCATCTGGTCAACGTGCGAAACGCTGACGCCTGCTTCCGTCGCGATCTCCTGGCGACTCATGCCGTCGACATCGCGAGCGCGCAGATACACACGGCCCAGCTCAACAGGCTTCAGCAACTTCTGTCGGTTGCTGGTTGCGATCCGCAGGTTGCGCTGTGCTGGCGTGCCGTCGAATTTCACCGCCGAGATATAGCCATCAAACTCAGCGCCGGTTTCGGCGAACTGCTTATAGGCTTGAACACGGCAATGACCGTCGACCAACTCAATGGAGCCAGTTTCAGGATTCGTCCAGACCTCAATCGGCGGGATCGGCAGATTGGCAGCGATGGCGCCCGCGATGCTTGCAATGTGCTCGCGCAGGTCGTCGTCATTTTCGCGGACGTTGAAGCCCTCGACGATTACGATTTTGTCCAGCTTGACGCGGATCGCATCGCCACGTTTGGCGGCTTCGTTGGCCTTGTCGGAGGCGATATTATTCAGGGTGTAGACTGCCATTGGTGTTGCTCCTGTCGAGTGAATAATCATTATGCCAAGCAGCTTGCGAACTTACAACCCGCACAACCAAACCGATGCGAGAAGTGAAAACAATCAGCGCTGCAAACCCGGTAGCGACCGATCTTGGCGCGCATCTGAGGAACCTCGACGGCATGCCTATAGTTGTCGCGGCGCCAGGATCTAGCGCGGCAATTCGCGCAGCGTGGCTGGACTCGATATTCAAGCGGATGCTGGCGCAGCTTCTTGCGCTTGCCGCAATATCGGCAGCGACAGTGATGCTTAGCCATGCTGGCGCCCCTTGGCGCGGACATCGGCGCCGAGAGTATGGAGGCGGCGCAGCACGGATTTCTGACTGATACCGTAGATGGCAGCCAGTTGACGAGCAGATTTGCCCGTCTTATAGCTGGCGATCATCTGCCGCATTTGCAGATCGGTAAACGGGATTGTCCCGCTATAAGCCAGGTTGATTTTGTCGCTCATGCGTGACGCTCCTGTCGGTTGTCATAATAACTTTGGAGGTGGTAATATCAGCCCAAATAATCACTATGTCAACGGGTGACGTGATGCCGCAAAATCTATCAAGCCGCTCGATTGAGCGGTTGTCGAAAACACCTGAAGGCAACATGCTGCTCGGAGCGATCCTGCTGCATAAGGGGCCGACCAAGCTGGCGGCGTTTTTAAACGTCAGTCCGATGGCGGTTCGTCAGTGGGTCTATTCTGGTCGCATGTCCATTCGCGGGGCTGAAGCTATGGCTGAACTAACCAAGCGCGACAAGCGGGAATTCAGGCCAGATCTTTCCGATGAAGAATGGGGCCGCGAACCGCCAGGCCCGGTGCCAGGATCGCCGCCAGAAGCTAAAACTGCCGACGCCAAGCTCTTGGTTAAGCTGGCCGCCCAATACGGCAGCGTCGAAGCTCTTTGCGCCGCCGCCTATATCACCGTGGCGAATTACCATACCTGGAAGTCGCGCGGACGCATTCCGGCGATCAAGCTGCCAACGTTGATGGCGCTTCAGAAATGAGCGAGCAAGGCATTCCGCAATCAGTAATCGACCAAGCCAACTACGACATAGTTGAAGTGATCGGCAAGCGAATCGACCTCAAGAAAGCCGGCAAAAACTGGATGGCCTGCTGCCCATTTCACAAGGAAAAATCAGCGTCATTCAGCGTCAATGAGCAGAAAGGTTTTTATTACTGCTTTGGCTGTGGCGCGGGTGGCGATGCAGTCAATTTCGTAGCTGAGTATGAGTCGCTAAAATTCCGCGATGCGGTGGCGGCCATCGTCGGCAATATGCCTGTCACAGTCACGCCAGAAATGATCAAGCAGAAGGCCGAATCGCAGCGGGTGAATTACCCGTCCGGCAATTGCGAGGATGAGGGTAAGTGCGACGAGATCGCCAAGCGCCTACATTTCTCCGAGCAGCACCCGTATCTGGTCGCTCGCAATACTGCGCCTCACGAAAGGGTTACAGATCTGAATGGCGTGCTAATCGTGCTTGTTGAGCGATCAGGTAAGCGACTGAACATGGCCGCCATCCGAGACCATCGGGTTGACTGGGTTGCGGGTGGGCCGACCTATGGCGCGACCCATGACATTCTGCCTTGCAATCTCGCAGACCCTGATAATTTCGTGCACGACAACGAGATAATTCTTTGCTTGGGTTATGCGGACGCCTGGCGTATCTGGTGGCGACGTGGCGGCAGATCTATCGTTAGAGCTGCGATAGATCCCGACAATTTCACTTGGATGCAGTACCAGCAAAAGCACATTTTCACCATGGTCGCAGCATACCCTGAAGAGCTTGATGACCTGGTTGAGCGCGGTCACGCCGTCTACCCGATAAGCCGCGACCCATATGCCAAGCTTGACACTGGCATGCCTTCTGCATAATCTGGAATTCCCCGGCAAGCTCCTGTCAAAGCAAAGCCGCTAGCCCCGTCCTCGGACGGGGCTTTTTATTGTCTGTGATTCGCCGCAGAGATAGAATTAACGCGCAGATAGGACGGCCATCCGAAAAGCGATTCGTCATCGCCTTCTGCAACCCAGCCGACGGCCACTTAGACGGGTGAGCGCCATGAAAGTTTGCAAAAAATGCAAAATTGAAAAACAGAAAGATGAATTCGATAAGCACTCTGCAAGGAGTGATGGCCTGCAGCCTCATTGCAAAATATGCAGGAGAGAGCATAGAGCCAAAAATGCCGAGAATATTTCCGAATACCAGCGCGCATATAGAGTTTTAAGGCCTGGCGAGCGCTCCAAGCAGCAAATGCGATATGCAGCCAAAAATCCAGAAAAGATAGCAGAGCATCGCAAGAAATATAAAGCCAGGAATCCTGAGAAGGTTTCGCAGCACAGAAGAAATCGTAGAGCTAGAAAGCTGAAAGCACAGGGGAGACATACGTTTGATGACGTAAGATCAATTTTTCAGTATCAGGGCGGACTTTGTGCAAATTGCAAAACTAAACTATCAACTGAGGGTCATGAAAAATATCACGTTGATCACATTATGCCCCTTGCGCTGGGCGGTTCTAACTGGCCTGACAACATTCAATGTCTATGCCCTACATGCAACATGTCAAAGGGCGCAAAACACCCGGATATTTGGGCAAAAGAAAATCAGAAGATGATTTAGTTAGATAAATTGCCGGCGAAAGAAAACCCGCCGAAGCGGGTAATTATTATGCCTTATTCTGCCATCGCGGCTTTCTTGCCGCCTTGTAAACCGATGTCAAAGTCTCAGCAGTGCTGAATCGGCAACCGCAAACCCTGCACATATAGCGACGGTATGTGTAAGGCTCATCTTTTTTTTGTTTAT